AAGGCATGAATAGTGAATAATCAATACCCTCACCAATCGTACCTTCAACGGGTGGTATTAACTCATTCATTGCACTTTGAATATAGCCACTAATATTAAAAGTGATTAACCCAACGCTGTTTCCTTCCGGTGCAAACTCAGAAACGAATTTATACGGAAATGGGTTTGGCGGTGTTACTTCGCTGTCTTGATAACCAGCGTAAATATTCCAAACGGGCGGTGTTGCATATTTAACATCAAACGAAGTTGAACCCGTTGAAACGGTAAACAATGTTTCGGTTTGGAATAGTACACTTGTTTTAACAAGTCCAGTATATCCATAACTCAAAACCTTTTTAACTACATGGTAGCCTTTATAGTCGCCACTCGTTAAATAAACCAAGTCGCCAACTATTAACGGCACATCTTTGTCCATAAATAAACCGCTCCATATTGATAGATAACCTTCACTCGCATGGTTGTATAATACACACTCTTCCGTTGGCATATCGTATGTAAACTCAATAGGACAATGCGCTGAACTCCAGTTAAATGGTATCGCTTTTGGGACGTATGTTTTACTAATCATGCTACCATTTTTAATATTTCACTACTAATTTCACTCGCTACTAGCTTTGAAAAGTCATCTTCAATGCTATTTTGTAGCGTTTCGTTAAATATTCCACTCACTAAATCGCTACCACCAGCTTGGAATATTGTTGTACCTTCTTGACCGATTCGCCTTGCAATCAAAAAAGCTAGGCTATCTTTTGAAATGTCGGTAGGGTTAATGCCTTTGTCATCAATCCATTGCCTAATAACTGATATTGGTGGTCGTTTACCGTTCTTCCTACCGTTTTGTAGGTAATAGATGTAGTCGTTACCTTGTACTTTTAATCGGTAGCCATCAATTTTATAGGTAATTGATTCGGCTAACTTTCCACTTGCATTAACGGGTGCGCTAAATGAACCCCTTGCACCCTGACGTTGAATCATTTTATTTTCAATGTCATTTACAAGTTGCTCAGTCAATGCTTTGCCCCATTTATTTAATATGTCGTCAACTCTAATCACAAGGATTTGATTTGTTTTTTAGTGCAAAAGTAACCACCATACCGCTCGTTATTCCGTTATGTTCTTTGAAAAAAGGAGTTGCTAAATACTTTGAATACTCAGCACTCGTTTGGTCTAATTCAGCACGGAAAGCACGTTGCAATATGTCGGCATCGTTTATAATTATTTCACGATCGGTATCGCTTGTGTTTGGGCTATCTTGTAAATAGAAAACCAGCCTTATATTATCGGTAATGTCTAAAGAGAATCTTTGGTCTGGTGGTGCAACTGAAAATGGATAAAGGTGTATTTGTGGAAATGGCTTGTCGCCTAGAGATAACGTTGCATCCGATACCCTACCAAAAAAAAATGTGCCATTAGGATTAACGGCATTAGCTGTATCTCGAATCAAATTTACTATGTCAACGTACATAAGACAAAAATAGTAATTGGCTACCCTACTATATTATTTTAGCCCTATCTATTTTTTATTTATTAGCCTATGTGCATTCTCCAAGTCCTTTTGATACATCGATTGCTCAAAGTCCATTAATAGCACTTCGTAAACTTCCTCAGCTTGTAACTGAAGTATTTCGGTCATTGTCTTATTGTACTTTTCACCTAGTGCCTTAATTGTCATTTTTGCCCCGAATTGTTTGAATCGGTCAACATTTGCCAACTGTTCGGCTGGTGTTGGTTTATAGTCGCCTAGTCTTTTATATCGTTCAAAGAACTCAGACAACTGAGCAAAAAAAAAGCGCCTATTGGATGTACAATGTCGGTCGGCATATCGGAATAATCTACACCCGTGTATAGTTTCATTATAGGAATGATTACGTCTAACGGAGTTTCAGTTGATTGTAATAACGCCTTTGCCCCCTCTATTTTACCGTAGCTTTCACGACCTATATCAATCGGACTTGCACCGTCTAAATATGCGTTCGGTTGCTCCACAGTGAACGACATAGCCATGAGTATTGCGCCTAAACTTTCAGCATTAAGCCGTTCAAGTTGCTCAATACTTACACCCGTCAACACGCTAACTTGCTCAATAGGTTTATTGACTTTGGTAAACGCTATGTAGTTTTTATAAGGCACATCACCCCACGAAGTAGGTATATTGATTTCGGTATCGTTTATCTTCCCTATTATCATATCATTGAGTTTTTTCGGATTGAGGTAGCGTAACTTTTAACATAATCAAAATATTTACGCATCATAAATACATCTCTAAAGTCTGGCGACCTACATAGTATTTCTTTTATCTTTTCCTTTGGCAATATTCTTAGTTTGCCCTCTTTATCCATTTCATAGGTTTTCAACTGCTCTAAGTCTTCAATTATCATTTCTCTATGCTTTGAACTAATATCGCAAGAAATTGAAAACTCATGGTCATTTATCTTTTCGGCTAATCCATAACAGCATTGAGATTGCAGATTTTGATAATTCTCGCCATCCAAAGCACGGGCGTTATTTGTAAATCCTAGTATTCCAGTATTGTCAACAACACCACCGCCTATTCCATCTTCGTCTGCTATTGATTGCCTATTGCCTATCTTATACTTCTTTTGCAACGTCTTAATAGCGTTCTGAATTTCAGTTGTTTTGCTCTTTTCAAAAGTAACCATTTCAATTACATCCCAATTATCCCATGCGCAAATAACCGCTAAGTCACTTCCCATCCTAGCTATGTCGGCTGTCAAATAGTGCTTCCCGTTTTTCTCGGTATCATTTGAGAAGATGTCTAGTATGTTGTCGTAATCACATAAAGTTGTTGGGTCGTCGTCATATTCCCAGTTTCCTTTCAATAACCTTTCCTTTGCATTCTTAGATAGAATCTTGTTTAAGTTATCTAAATAACCACTATCTAACATTTTATTATCTTCTGGTAATGCTTGGATAAACTTTTTGTAAGGTTCTAGTGTACCAGCCTTATTTGGTTTATAGTAATCTGAATATAAATAATTCTTTGAAGGGTTGCACGTTTGAAGTAGTTTACCAACAATATTATACTTGTCGTTTTTCCACCTCCCGATTGAAGCATGAAGGTTTTGTTTGGCCTCTATTTCAAACTCACCAGCTTCCTCAATCATGCCTCCAGTCATTTGCATTGAACCAAATCGCATATAGAGCGGGTCGCTAGGTAAGTACTTAGCCTCTAGTAAAAATACTTTTGAGCCATTGAATAAAGTGAAAAAATTATCCGTTCCATTGAACTTATAATAATCTTGAGTTATTCCCCATATACCAAAAACTTCATGTATTGTTGGAATAGTAAACTTTCTAATGTCGTTTAGCTTCTTTCTGGCAATGAAGTAATGAGTTTCTGGATAAATAAAGGCATCCCCAAAGATAAGGTTTGCACCCCCAAATGATTTTCCACTACCCTTAGAACCTCCATAAACTATATCGGTAATCGTAGGGTCAACCCACGCCAAAGCCATTTCTTTTTGCTTCTGATTGCCGTTCGTATTAAATTCAAGAATCATTATTTAACAATCATTCCAGTTATTTGCTGTACACCAACAACTCCAGAATGTTCTGTTTGGGTTTTATCTCCGTATTTTTTAGGCGCAAGTTTACTAGCTATCCATTTTCTTGCATCGTATCTTATTTTACTTCTACTAGTAACCTCTCTATCTTCAACGTTATAAGATTCATTGCCTTTTGTAATAGTCATAAAGTCATTGCTACCATCGTCAACAATTTCAAGAATCTCTTCAACTAGGTAGTCGGCTTGTAGTTCTTTCGCGCGCGCGTACTGTTCGGAAAACTCTTTGTTTTCTTTAAGCCACTTCATTAAACTAGATACATCTATCTCATTTTCAGCACATATCGCACGAAGTCCTTTGCTTGATGTAGCAATGGTTTCGCAAATCTTATCTGCCAACTCCTGAGTAAATTTACTTGGTCTTCCCGTCATAAATCAATGACTTATCTTATAAGTTTGACACGGTTTTAAATCCACCGAATCGAATGTATATTTATACTTATTATCGTAATAAGCTATTTGGTACTTCCCTTGTTCTTTCGGAAACGATGTAGTTGTACCGGCCGTAAAAATAGCCTCAGTCTTTCCATCGTTGCCATAAATCAATATGCCTCCGTATGTACTCGAATAAACTTCAATAGTTCCTTTTGTTGAACCACAAGCGTTTTCTTTCGAGCAACCACCCAAAAGAAGTAAAGCCGAAAATAAGATTGATAGTATTTTCATTGTGCATTGTTTAAATTCAAAACTGCCAAAAAAAAACCGATTAACCAAGTTTAGTGTGAATTAAATTAACCTTCAAGAACACCAATACTGACAGATTTGTTAATTAACCTATTCTTTGCCATATTAGATATAATCTCTGTTTTTTTTCTGTCGTACTCTTCAAACATTGTCTTTGCTAGTTGGTAGATTTTATGACATTCAACAGCGTCAATAGACGAATGTAAATTAATCTCAACCCCTTCAAAGCATATCTTTGTCGAATATTGATATTTATCAACTTTATACACGCCAGTAAATCCAGTTTTATTATTCATTTTCGCAGCTACAAAATTTCTCTTTGTTATGAGTTTAAGATTATCTAATCTGCAATTTAGTGGATTGCCATCTTTAGGTATAATTAAATGATTGCGATGCAATTTAACATTGTTAAAAAGTGAGTAAATCAATCTATTTAAACTATAATTCTTTTTCTTTTTACTGCTTCGTAAAGTTACCGTAAAGTGTCTCGTATTTTTTGATTTCAATATTTTTCCAGTCTTGATGTTTTTAACATATCCATTTTTAGACACCACGTAAATATCTTCAAATTCTGGCACTTTTAGCTCAATTTCTTCTTCTTTACCCATGTTTTTATTTTGAATAAACCATTTCAATCACCAACCGACAAGCGTAGTCGGCTATTTTTAAATCGTCTAGTTTTGTGGTCTGTTTCGATTCAATCCGTTTAATTTGTTCAATTATCGGCTTA